TTAAAGATGTATGAACCTGTGTCGATGAAGGTTTCGTCTCCTTCGATGTCTGCTGCGAGTTGGGTGTAGTCATCACCAATTTCTTTGACAATTTCTTTCAAAAAATCCATTAAATACTAATTCCTTTTTCTTCACGTAAAATTTTCTTGTATGGTCCGCCAGGATTAAGATCTCTGACTTGTTTCACTTCTTTTAGAAGATGATATAATCTAGCATCTCCTCCAAGAGAAAGAGCATTAATTATTGTCGATAAATCTTTATCGTTGATAGGTAATTCCATTAGGAAAAGAATGATTCTAAGTTTACAGTTTTTTCCACGCTCCATCCTATCGCATCAAGGATGGCTTTAAGTGGCTCTACGAAACTCTTCTCAAATTGTAAGTCATAATCAATGTATTTGTCAAGTCCAAGTTCTGTAGGAAATTCTTGAATAAAGGAAACTACGTTCTCTTGGATTATATTTGGTTTTTTCAGATAAATGAACTTGACTTTTTCTCCGTTACCAATAAGTGAGTACTTATTAGTGAGATTTTTCTTCTTCACATAGTGATTAAAAAGAAGAGCACCACGTATATGTATAGGAGTTCCCTTTGCATAAATTGTGGAAGATGCCTGATACTTACGAACATCAGATGCTGTACGAGGAAATGCAATATCTTCTGGTGGTAATGTCTTAAATTCTTTACGACATTTATCAATATATTCAATAACCTCATCCTCGGTTCCATTCATCACAAGTTGGAGTCCATCCTTAATCATTGTACGACAAGGTGCTGGTGTAGAGGATTTAACTGCCTCAATACCCATCATCTTGAGTTTGGGTTTTTCATATCTTACACCTTCACTGTCCCACACATTTAAGATGTATCTTTTCTTAGCAGTCCATATACCACGCTCGGCAATGTTCTCCCGCTTCATTACCATCTTATTATCATAAGCACTTACGTACTTGGCCAACGCTTCATAAGAACCCTCAATAAAAGGTTCAAATTGAGTTTCACACACCTTGTTAAGGAACGTGACAACGCCTTCATTAGTTTTCTCTCTGCCCTTGTATACAGCGTCAACCAAAGGACCCAAATTAAGATAGATGGAATCAGTATCTGAAGCAATAACATAATCTTCTCCGTCAGTTTTCAAAATTTTATTGATGTGGGCATTCATCTTATTCTCTATCCAACGGATAGATACCTGCCCACTTAAGGTAATGGCTTCAGCGTTAGCCAGTTTGTAGTATCGAAAATACTGATTGCCAATAGCACCATAAGCACTATTAAGTTGAATCTTTCTGGCCATCTGAATATTGTTACATCTAGCAATCTCCTTTTCAAGTGTCTTTGTTTTCTTTTTTTCATATTCCTGTTTTGCGGCAAGCATCTTCTTCTTGTAGATTGTCCTGTCCTTGTAAATCTTCTCCATGAGTTCAGGAAGGAACCCACGAACATCCTTCCTATATTGAGCTCCATTCGCACAAACTGCATAATCCCCATCTATTACCTCCTGCTCCGAGAGGAGTCTATCGACTGTAACGGACGGGTGTTTTCTGTCCACGAGCGTCTCTGGGGAAATATTGTACTGCATAATAAGATGAGGGTACAGACTATTGAGGTCAAAACTAACCACCCAATCATACTTTCCTGGAATCGGTTCCTTGACATAAGCTCCTGCGTACTTTGCGTCTTTATCAGATCTTTCTTTTGGTGGAATAACAATATTCCTTTTCTTTAGATAGTTATAAATGATGGTATCCCACATTCTTACTTGATAGAATACATCAGCATAATTTACCTTAGCATCGTATGCCATTGTTATGGCAAGTTCGATGAGTTTCATCTTGTCTTCCATACGGTCAACAAGTTCAACGTCAATTATATTATACTCTACAAACTTTTGCCAACCCTTTGTGTAGAAGTCCTTAAATGTATCAAACTCAGAGTGATCGAGTTTCTTTTGCCCAAGTTCTACACTAGCAATATAATCCAAACGATACGATTCTTGTGCCTTATAAGTAAATTTCTTATAAAGATTGAGATAATCTAACTGTGTAACACCACCAATATCATAAGAAATATTTCTACGTCCTGCAATATAAATCTCCCTTTCACTCACCAAACCCCAAGGTGACATACGACGCATCAACTTCTCACCAAGGATTCTATCAAGACGACGAACAAGATATGGAATATCATACAACTCACTATTCCAACCAGTAATAACTTCGGGAGTATTCTCCTCAATCATCCACCAGTTAATAAAAGAACTAAGAAGTTCATACTCAGTCCTAAATGATTTGTATATTACGTTATCCTGCTTATTATTAAATGGTCCTAAACCCCAAGTTCTAATCTGTTTTGTATTATAATCCTGAAGTGTAATAAGAAGCACTTCCTCTGCAGCAGATTCTACATCAGGGAACCCATTCTCTGATGCAACCTCAATGTCAATTGTGGTTATCTTAATATGATTAGTATCAAACTTAATCTCATCCTCTGGATATTTCTCAGAAATATATTGATAGATGTACCTATCATTACCATATATTTTAAAGTTCTCTACACCATCATACTTTTTTATAAACTCCCTACAATCTCTAACAGAACCAGGTTCAACTGATTCAACATACTCCCCTTCTAAAGTCTTATACTTAGACTTCCTTTTAGAAGGAACAAAAAGGGTTGGATAAAACTTCTCACGAGTTGCAAAGTGTTTCCCATTCTCAACACCACGAACCAAGAAGTTGTCTCCAACCATCTGGACGTTAGTATAAAATCTCATTATGAAGTTAATTCAATATATTTGTCTATAACTGTACCAGTAGGGTCTGCAATTGTCAAGATATCTTCAGCACGAATCATAAATTCTGTTTGATTAGTAACCTCTTGTTTCCAAGGTGTCATATTACCATTAACATCAAAAAGAAATGGATTAACTAATTTACAATTAGGATCACCTATTTCCGCATCAATCTCAACAAGTTCTGTAATAAGAACATTATCAACATCAATTAAAACACATTTAATTACTTTGTCCATTTACTTTTTCCTCATACATTTTGATTACTGATTTTATAGGTTCAACAGCAGTCACAACCCAATCAGGTGTTACAACCACTTCTTTCTCTGCAGATAGAAGAATCCAAGGTGATAAAGAAACTTCAACACTTCTATCATTTTGATGCTGATCTTCAGTCAATAAAATTGGTTGTGTAGAAGTTACTATGTGTGGGCTTGTTAATAAGTATCCACGAATTTCTTTTTCATCAGGTTCTACTAATTCTTTAGCATCAGCAATTAACTGCTCACCCGATTTCAATATAATTAATTTAACCGACATTTTAAATAATTTCCTCTCTCTATTATAGCAAGAAAAAAGGGGTCTGTAAAGACCCCTAATTTATTTTGTAATCTTCATTATATTTAGAGAAAGTTCTTACGTGAATGATGATCAGGAACAATCTTTGCTAACATCACTGTGAGGAGTCCGTCCTCAAGAGAGACGCTTTTGACTTCGGTTTCTTCTGCAAGTATCCATGCTCTCTTGAAACTTCTCTGAGCCAATCCCTTATGTGTGTATGTTCCTTCTGTGTCTTTATCTTCTTTAGATCCTTCGACATGAAGTTTTCCATACTCGGTGAAGACATTTACTTCCTCTTTCTTAAATCCTGCAAGTGCAATCTCCAAACGAGATTCAACATTATTTACACTTACAAGATTATATGGGGGATAATTCGATGTTGTTGTATCATCCCAAAATCTGTTTAGGTATTCATCCATACCAATGCTGTTTCTTGTAATCTTATCCATTAATTCTGGAAGATTAGCAGCATGAAATCTTGCTAGGTTAGTCATGATAGTTCTCCTTAAATAAGCGAGTGTTTAGTTTGTGTCCCTTACGGCGACACTATTATTTAACCATAAAACATAAAAAAAGGGGATGTTGAATCCCCTACTTTATTATGTGGTTTCTTCTACCTTCTTCTTTTTAGAACCTATATTATACTTTGTCTCTAATATCCATTCACCTTTATCTTTATAAGCAAGAACTTTAATTTGATTTAATGGTGCAATATCCTGAATTTTTTCAGTATTTACAATATCAACCAATCCCCAATCAGCAAGGAGCTGAGCAATACGGTTGCGACGCTGAACGTCGTTAGTAGTAAGGTTAGCGTGTTTCCCATCTAATGCAAATAATTCTTTAAAATGAACAAGATAATACCTTCCTTGCTTATGCAAGATATG